CGCTTGTGTCTGCCCGTAATGTCTATTTTTCCAGTTTTTCACGTGACGACTGCATCTGCGCGACGACAGTGAAATCACTCCTTTGCAAAGTAACGCCCTCTCCCGCCCGCATGTGGGTGTTTTTTTGACCAGCGCCCAAATGGCGAACGGTTGCCGTGCGTGAGTTGTCATAACTTATACATGTCGCAAAGGAGACAGTTATGGTTATCCATTTCAACGTCGACGGGCATCTGGCCTGCGGCCATAAAGGCAAACAACTGTCGGCAAGCCGCGAACTCAATCGCGTGAAGTGCCGCAGTTGCCGCAATACCGATGCCTACAAACAGGCGCGAAAGGATCAGCGCAACGCCACCCGCCGGATGGCCCGTCAGGCCAAAACCTCCCACGGCGCAACCAACTGGCGCGCAGAATGGATCGAGCGCCTGACTGCAATGGCCGGTCTTCAGCGCTTGCCTCGCGGCTTTAGCGGGCAAGCATTCGTCTAGCAGTGCGTGTAAGCAAGGCACAAAAAAGGCCTGCATGAGGAAACTCATGCAGGCCTTTGCTATTCAGGGTGGCCGAACCGGCACACCTTTATGAGCGGCCACCAGTACCAGGACAAAAGCCTGGCACGGACAGCACTCACAAAATCATTTCAACAACCGATGCATCCATTTTGATCGCTGGCTCGTAGATCCAATACCCTCACTCGGAGGGCACAAGAGCCAAGGAGATACATCATGCATGCCTTTTACAAAAAAATTGCTGCAGCAGCCTGCTTCGCCATTCTCTGCGTAACTGCAACGCTCAGCTTTGCCGCCGACTCGGTGATGGTCGGAGGCGCAGCGATGTACCCCACTAAAACCATCGTTGAGAACGCAGTCAACTCGAAGGATCACACGACACTTGTAGCGGCGGTCAAGGCTGCCGGGCTGGTTGATACGCTCAACAGCAAAGGTCCATTCACCGTCTTCGCTCCCACAAACGAAGCGTTTGCGAAGCTTCCGGCAGGCACCGTCGACACGCTGGTAAAGCCTGAACACAAAGCCGATCTGACCAAAATCCTGACCTACCATGTTGTGCCCGGCACTCACACATCCACACAAATAATGGCCGAGGCCAAAAAGAACGGCGGCACCGTTATGCTGAAAACCGTTCAAGGTGAGTCGCTGAGTATCAAGCTGTACGAAGGCAAGCTATGGGTGGTGGACGCCAAAGGTGGTAAGGCAAGTATCAGCATCGCAGACGTGATGCAGTCAAACGGCGTGATCCACGTTGTCGACTCTGTCTTGATGCCTTAAACGCACCGGGTTCCCGGCGGACGCACAGTTTGCCGGGTGCTAATACCCGAACAGGCACTTCACAAGCGGATTTAGCATTGAGCAAATGGTTTTGTCTGGCGGTTGCGCGGCGATACAGCGAATGTTTTACGAACCAAATTTCAAATAACCCAGCCAACTCGGGAGGGTCTTTTGGTTGCTCGCTGATTTCCAGATACCGCCTGACTGGTGAGCCTGGCTGTAGCACAACCGAGGCGCTGAAGGATGAATATACGTTCATCGATAACATGGTTCGATGCGTCTAGGCTGCGGGTTCCGACATAGTGACTACAGGAGTAACCCACCATGTTCTCGCACGAAAGCATCCCGCTTGTGTCCATCTTCATCATCATGCTCATCGGCGTGCTTGTGGCCTTCCTGCATCCGGTGCACGCGTTCTTTAGCTGGCTTCGGAGACGAAGTGAAAAAACTTCGTCTCGTTCTCCGAAAGAAGCGGATTCGCGCTGAACTCTTCCCTAAAAGCCCGGCTACGTCCGGGCATCTTTTCGTAACGCCATGCAGCTTGCAGATATTAGCCGCTGGGCAATCGAGAGATTTGGATGAAACTGCGAGCTATGACAACCGCCTCGTATCAAACCGCTGGCACACCACCTGAATGCATTCCCCTCCGCGCCCAACGGCGACCAGCGGAACGGATGGCTTAAGGCTGAGTTTCAGAGGCAAGATTTGCGCGCCAAGGCAGGTACAGACAAGGCAGAGTCCAGCGTGAGATTTTGCAGGCGGGGAATCAACTTGAGTGTACGACCGTGATAATGACCGAGCCATACATCAGGAATCGCAAGGGCAAACAGCAATGCCAACCAAATGATTGTGGACCAGAAACAAACAAGGGCTTGCATCAGCTTTCGCCCGCAAACCCTTGATTTAAGATGGTGCCCGAAGCCGGAATCGAACCGGCACGCCCTTACGAGCGGGGGATTTTAAGTCCCGAGTGGAAATCAATCAGGCCGCACCCTGTGATATGTTTTCTGGTCCGCAATCAAGCTCGAAAGCCTGTGATGCAGTCCAATGTTTCCGCATACCTTGAAATGATTGCGGACCGGAAAAAGGCTCTGAAATCCGTTTAAAGTCTCTCGTTTTATCGGCTACTGCAGGCTCGCGGTATGCCGATTCTGCATGCTCCAGCGGTCTGCCCTCCTCCGGCGTCCTGCCGACAATGAATCCCCCTGCTACTCTGGTTTCGTCCAAGGAGGAAACCAAAATGCCAAACTCAGACCTACTGCCTTCCCTGCTTTTCAAGATCAACGAAAACCAACTCGCCCTCGAGGCAGCCATCATGGAGCTGTCGAATTGGGTCGAGCAGCGCGGATCGGCCGACGTCGCCGAGAACGTCCGCGGCGCGCTTTGGGCAATCGACAAGAACGAGGAATTCATCAAGATGACGCTCGCCGTTTTGATGACACCCGACTGACAGTTCGTCGCCTTGCCCTCGCCCGCTGGCACCGCCTCGATTACTGTATATCCGAACAGCAATCAGCAAGGCGTTTCCCGTGGACCCCTCCGATATCGAAAACACCGACGACTGGCTCGGCACCCCGACTTCGCTCGAAACCTGCCAGCAGCAGCTCAGGATGTACGAGAACGAATTCGAAACGCTCACCCTCCAGCTCGAGCGAGCACTGGAAAATATTCAGGGATTGCTTCGTGACAATGACTCGCTCACGGCGGAAAGGAATTCTCTCAGGGCAAATCTTCAGTATGCCGAAGGGGATTTGCTGAGCGAAAAGCGCAGATTTGCGGACGTGGCGCACCAGAGGGATCACCTCTTCCACGAAAATCAGCGCCTTCTCAGGGAAGCGCGGGATCGGGAGAGCTAACCGCCCTCACATACGCCTGGCAAGCCTGCAGCGCGATCAGTCCACGGTTGCCGGTGTCGGTGATGGCGATAATTCGTTGAGCATGCGCCGGGTCAAGTCGGGCTCGTACGGCTGCATGATCCACGCCGCCGGGGCCGGTGGCTTTTGGCACGTCACAGCCACTGGCTGAATCCTCGTCGATGAGGACTGACAACCGCAGATCAGCAGTGGCAAGGCGATCGCGCAGGCGAGCCTGTTCATTTTGCGCATTGGTCATTTTCTCAAAATGGGTTTTATCGCTGGCCGCCAGTCGCTGCTCGAGCGCCAGGCGCTTGTCCTGCTCGGCCTGCTGCGCGGTGGCTGCCGACTTTGTCAGTTGGTTGAGGGTTTCGGCGTGCAGTCGCGCCTGTTCGGCCAACTGCTTTCCGTAGCGCCAGTCCTGAAACTGCCACGCGCCGGCGCCGCCGATCAGCACCAGGGCCATCGCGCCAACCGCTTTCCACGGAACGACCATCACGGGACATCCTTGAAGAAGACGTGCCCGCCCAACTTGAGCGTCTGCTTTGCCTTCGCCGCCCAGGCCGGGGCCTTGATGCTGGTGGCGTAATAGTGCGTGGCGCCGCCGGTGGGATCCGGGACCTTGCCATCGATCACCTGGTCTGCAGCGATTCGACATTGCGCCAGCTCGCGGAACGGGATCTGCTTCACGCCGATCAGGAACTGATAGTTTGGGTCGGTCTTGTTCCAGCAGCTGAATTGGTACTTCGCCTGGCACACGCCAGCGTATCCCTCCCCCCACCACGACTTATCCTTCCCATCGAACACACGGTTGCGGATCGCCCAAGCCACAGCGATCTGGCCGGCCGTACCCTCGCCGCGAGCTTCACCCCACAGGGTGCGGGCAAGGATGTCGCGATCTTTTTCAATTACTGCCATCACTTTTCTCCAGGCAAAAAAATACCCGCTCAATGGCGGGCTCTTCGGGGTGACTATCTAAAACAGTTCGGTCTAAGCGCGGGCGACCGTTGTCTCATCGTTATAGAGCGCCGGTTGTTCTGGCCAAGTCGGCGCCGTTGGCCAGATCGGCTGGCCGGTCACGCGGCCGAGAAACACTCGGTACTTCTTCCACTCGGCCAGCATTGCCACTCGGTGCGGTTTTTCTTCAACCTCCTCCGGCAAAGCGTAATCGCCGTCGATGGCATCGTTGATCGCATCGACTCGACCCTGCAGGGCAGTGACCTGGGCAGTCGCAAGGCGGGTCCGCGCATTGAGATCGGCCGTCGTTTCTCGCAATAAATCCTGGGCGGCGATCGCATCAATCAACGATTGCGGAATCTCCTGAACAAGGCTTTCACCTTCTGCCAGATCTGCATCGGTGAAGTCGTCGCCAACCGCGCGCCAGCCGTAGCTTGTGATTGCGTAAGGCATCATCTATCCATCCCGTAACCGGAAATATCAATTGAAAGCGAACCGCCTGATCCAGAATTGAAGTACCAAAGGTTTCCTGACTCATCCAGCGTCGTGTCACATGACACCTTTCCACCTGGCTCTACCCCGATCATGGTTACGTTGAAGTTGCCGGGAGCAAGGTTGGCTACAGGGGTGCCGTTGTTATTGAGGTTAAGCCGAACAGTCTTTGTCACGTTGATTGGCACAATTGCCGAGGTAACAACAATGGTCTGAGCGGTTGCCGCTCCGTTTGAAAGAACACGGTACGGTGCCGCGATAAGGTTGTCCCGATAATTTAGTATCCCATCACTGCCCATCGCAAAGCCGAGGACGCCGCCATTGGTGTTTGAGCGGAATACACCAATGAATCGCCGTGAGGTATCGCCGGATTTCGTCCGAGCGGTGCCCGTGTATGAGGCTGCTGGAGCGGTCGTGACCAATTCAATCGCTGCTGCTCCAGCGTTTTCGTACAGATATGCGTAATGCCAAACTGATGAAGGCAGCGCCAACGAACTCAGAGTGATTTCCGTAGAGACCGTCACTCTCCGGCCAAGACCGGGGATGTATGCCGTACCTGTGGAGAATGTAAGCGACGTTGGCGATGGTCGAGACGGGACCAAGCCAGAAATCAGCGCGGTATCGATCACCGTGTTCAGGCTTGAGGTATCAGCCTTGGCAGCCTGCAACTTGCCGAGAGCTGCCAGCACGCTATCAGTAGCGACAACCGGAGACTTCACCGTCAAATCAAGGCCGGTCAGCGTTGTTCCGCGAACACCTTGCGGTGTCATGTATTTGTTTGTCGCCCCCTCTGGAAGGCCATCGGTGTTTGTCAGGTTGAGTGATTCTCGCACTCCCGCCTGGGTGGCTGTCTCGCCCAGCACGGCAAGAACTCCACCGAACTGATTGACCAGCGCCCGCAATGCATCTGCCGAATCCTTGACGTAACCCTGCATCGGCGCCAATGCGTAAACCCCGGCAGCATTGGTCGCGCCTTGATACTTTGGCGAGATCGACATTGCCGTATCGCTGGCAATATTCGTTACCTCGTACCAGCCACCATCTGGACCGCGAAAAGCATCGCCGACCCGGCTGTTGGCAATGAACGCAGTGCCTATGCCGATCACCGCGTTGGAATTTTGGGTAACAGAGACCGTTCCCGCTTTGTACCAGGGCATTGACTATCTCCAGAAAGTTGTGAGGATCAAGCCAGTAACTGGCTTAAAAATTGCCGAAAACTCGTCATCTCAAGTATTGAAGTATCTTGAGATGGGAAACTTACAAACAGGTATAGCCAGACAGGTATTGTTGGTTCCCTGATAATACCAATCACCGGAAATAATATTGTTGATTATCCGCAGCATTCTCACCCCACTTGTCAGCAAGGTTAAGCCTGCATACTGAGCGTGACCTGTAAACCACCCAACCCCTCTATCAATAGAAGATATTGAGATAAAATCATCAGCATCAATAGTAAGCCCGCTATCATAGTAATCAACCTGATTACCTTGCGTGAGCGTCCAGTTCTTGCTGAACTTGCTAAACCTCACAACGTTGTCACTTGATGTATATATGGCATTTCCTTGATAGTCGAACAATTCCAGCCCGTAATCAGACGTGCTTTTAAGGTTGGAGTACATGCACGAGACATATTCAAGGGTGTAGTTTTGCAAGTTAGGATTGCCACGAACAGCAGAAACCACCCGGAACCCAGTCCAATTTCCGGGGCCACCTAAAAGTATGGTGAAAATAGCCAGATCGTTATGTACACCCGAGACAAAGCGCACGAATACCTGAGGTGGTTCCTGAGTCCTGATCGGCTTAATGAAGGTGACAGAGCCTTGCCCTTCCACATTCGTATACTGAGAAGTGATATTAAAAGTACCCCTTTCAGAGAAAACCATAATTTTGTAGTCACTAGAAATTATGATGGACCCATAATCATTTGTAACAGACAAGCCGAAATCAGCCATTCAAACCACCCTTACCACTTCAATCACACATTCAACAGTGCTTTCAACCCACGACTCTATCCACCCGCCAGTACCGTTTGGCGACCTATAGTTAGCATATGAGATAATCGCAATCTGCGTCCCGCCTAGATCCCGATAGGTCGGAACTACAGAACGACCAAAACCAGAGCCGGTATTGTAGTTTCTTGGTGTTATCGTCACAAAACAAGTAGAAGGGTTGTAGCCAATCACATCCATCAAAATATAATCCGTGCGCGGCGCAGGCCTAACGCCTCCGCCTGATGGATTAGCTGGCAATACCATGACCGCAAGTTTCTGAAGTGTGAAGTCGCCCATATCCAAAGTTAGCGCTCCACTTCCATTCCATACGTTTATTCCGAAACTCATGCGGTCAAGTCTCCGAGCTGGACCCGTTTAACCCCGTTCTGGTCGAATACCTTGATCGCGCGATTAGTCATCGTCAGTCGACCGCCTCCGGGCGCCGGTCCGTTGAACTCCAAGTTGCCTGCTTTATCCAAGCGCCAGCCTAGCGTTCCAGGGATATAGTTATCGGATTGCAGATACTGGCCGATTTTGAGCATCGTGATGCTGCCGTCCTGGATGAACGCGGAGTTCATGAACACCTGCCCGCCCTGCACCGCAAACGGAACCGAGATGGCACCGCCGGCAATGGTGTTAACGATGGCGAACCGGTCGGCACTGACCAGGAACTGGCTCTGCAGCCCGGCCCCGGTGTTCTCGATGCCCAGACCAATGCCTGCCGCAACGTACTGCCCATTCGCTGTGACTTGCATCTTCACCGACCACATCGTCGAGAGCTTTCCGCTGGTATCTGCGTACGCCGTTGAGGTTTCCTGAATGGCAGCAGTATTCTCGCCGACCTTGACGTTTACCTGGGTGATCGCCTGTGCTGTGGCTTCCTTATCGGTTGCAACCGTCTGGCGAAGCTCTGTCACATTTGCTTCGTTCTCGTCGACCTTGGAATCAAGGGTAGTGAGCTTTTGTGCGCTGGCCAGGTTCTCCGATGCCCTCACCCGTTCTTCGGTTGCAATGGATGCAGTACTGCTCCACCCCTTCAACGCATCCGCCAGCTCACCCTCGCCATCATCATCACGGAAAGACGCCCGCAACGCCTGAAATGCCGTTGCTTGCGCGGTGACCACACCGTCGAGTTCGGTAATCTCGGCAGTGTTGGTAGCCACCTGCTGGGCAAGTCCGTTCGCAGTCTCAACGGTCTGCCCAACGTCGAGCCAGTAGAGCGAGTTCGGCGGCGGAGTTTCTACTGGTACCGGGCCAGTAGCCTGATAGATCCGCTTGCCTTGCACCACCAGGTCGTACTCTTCGTAGGTCGCTTCCGGGTCGTAGCCTTTCAGGCCGTCAAGTGCATCGATCTGCGCCTGCAAGCCTGGGATCTTCTCGATTTCTGCCAGTAGATCCTCGCCGAGTTCCGTCTCGGTGATTTGTCCGGCGATCATTTCCAGAATGGCAGCGGCGTCAGAACTCGATTGCCCCTGTACGCCAAGGCCGATCGGATACCAAGGCCCGATGTTGCCGATCTTGTCGACGATGCGCCCCCAGAAATAGAAGGTCACACCGGCGCGCAGGCCGAGCATGGAGAAATCACTCTGCGGATAGGCCAGGTCTGTCAGCTTGGTCGCGGCATCCAGTTCGGTAGTAGGCCCGTACCAGATCTCCGTGCGCTGGCTGTCCTCTGCGCCAGCAGGGAAGCCCCACTTGAGATAGATGCCGAACAACAGCGGCGTAGCAGTCAGGAACGCCAGAGCCGGCGGCAAGCCCTGCTTCCCACTGAGGTTGGTCAGTATCGAGTTGCGCCACGGCGACGTGATGTCGAAGGCGCTCACCGCGCGAACCCGGGCAACGTAGGCACCGGCATAGATGCCGACCACGTCCACGTTGGTCATACCGGTGCGCTGCAGCTTGATCCAGTTGCCGCTGTCTTTGCGCCATTCCACGTCATAGCCGACCGCGCCATCCACGGCGGGCCAGCTGATCGTCATGGTGGCCACGGCCAATCCCTGCACGACCGATGAAGTCGACGACAGCGAAACGCTCGCCGGCGCCGGGACGACGGTGATCGGGATCACGCTGATCGGACGTTCTTCTAGGCGTGCGCCGGTGTCGATGAAGGCGAACTTGCTCGGCTCGAACTGCAGCGCGCTGATTTCGTAGTCACCTTCGGTGGTGCGCTTGGTGCGCAGGACGCGGTACAGCGGAATGGCCAGATCATCGGCATCGAGTGCCCACTGCAACTGCACCACCGGCGGTTCGCTGTAGGCAACCGTGACGGTCACGGCGCGGCCGTTGACGCTTTGCACGGTGCGACCTTCGGCACCGCCACCCGGCAGGTTGATGATCAACCGATCACCGGCCTTGGCCTGGGTATCGCGATCGAGCGTGACCACCCGCCCCTCCACCGCCGAGATCCGGCCGCCGACTTCGCGGCCCGCCAGCAAAGAGTCCGCCACCGGGATGATGTGACCCGGCAGCGGAATCACACCTTCCATGCCGGTCTTGAACGACACGGTGCGGTCTTGGTTGTTGCTGAGGATCGCCCACTTGCCACGGCGCTGGGCCTCGGATGCTCGGGTGCAGCCAATCGCGCTCAGTTCGGTCGGCCGGTCGCCATAGCGGCGCTGGAGATCCAGGTCAGCGAACGGAATAACGTCGGTATCGTAGTTGTTCGCCGGGTTGTCGTAGCTCACCAGTGCCCGGGTGTAACGGGTCTTCGCCGAGGCGCTGCCATAGGAGAACTTGCCGTCGATGACGTTGGCCCGGGTGAAGACGTAGTCAAAGTCCTGCGCACGCGGCATGTCGGCCTGCATCACCAGTTGGCCCTGCGCCCAGTACGTCATGCCTCGGTAAATCGCCGAGATGTCGCGTAGCAGCGACCAGGCATCAGCCTTGCCCTGCAGGTTCATATCACAGAGAAAGCGCGGTTCCTGGCCGCCCAGTCCGTTCGGCACCAACTGATCGCAGTATTGGGCGATGCGGTACAGCTCCCACTTGTCGACCATGAACGGCTTGATGCGCTTGCCCAAGCCGAAGCGGTCTTCAGTGCAGATGCCGTAGGTGATCCACGCCGGGTTATTGGTCCAGGCCGATTTCATCGAGCCGTCCCATGTCCCGGTATAGGTGCGCAGGATAGGGTCGTAGTTGCTCGGCACCATCCAGCGCCGTGCCTTGCACTTCACGGTAACGGCCGGGATGTTGGTGAACTGCTCGGCGTCGAATTCGATATAGAGCAGCGCCGTGTTCGGGTAGCGCAGCTTGGCGTCGATGACTTCGGTATAACCGGCCACCAGCATGGTGTCGGCGATCTTGTTGGTGTTCTGGTTCGGCGTCAGGCGGCGCACGCGGATCTGCCAGCCGGTGGTGGCGTCAGGCAGATCGATGCGGCGCGAGCGCTCGTAGCGCGTGGTGGTTTTGCCGTCGACCGCATCCACCAGCACCTGCTGATAGGCGCCGCCATCGGTGGCCACGTCGATTGCGTATTCGATGCGGTAGCCGCCGACGTTGCCCTGATCATCGGACCGTTGCAGCGCTGGCCAGGCCAAACGCATGCGCACGGCTGAAAGCTGGGTGTTCGTGATCGAGCGCACCCATGGCGAATCGCTGCGCAACTCGATGTTCAGCGACGTCTCGTTCTCGACGGATGGAATGCCCGGAATGTAGGTCTGATCCACCGAGCCCGGGCGCCAATCCCACTTCACGTTCGGGAAGTTGTAGTTGCCGCTGGCATCGCGAATCGGCGTGTTATCCAGGTAGATGTCGTAATCGGTCGGGACACTGTCGAACTCGCCCTCGCCAACGGCGATCAGGAGCTTGGCCAGGTTGGTCGAGCGCAGGCTGTCGCTGGCCTCGGTCGGCGACTTCGGCTTGCTGCTGCCGCCCTTTTCGCCGTGGATATCGATCTGTGCTGCTGCGCCCATGCTTTCCTCCAGGCATAAAAAAACCGCCTCGAGGGCGGTCTAATGGCATATCTGTAAAAGTCGTGATGATAGAATTCGCATGCTGAGCCCTCCTACGATGAGGCGCTCGACTCAGTCATCAAGGAAATAAGTGCTGATGAAAAAAGCTCCAACTTGGCTACGAACAACCCTTTCGCTTCCGGTATACGCAATTTCATCCGTGTTATGGATTTTCACTGCATACACAATCATCACCTCTTCGGTAAAAATGCTCTCCAGATATGTAACGCCTCAACAGATTGGTCAGGGATTGGCCGAATTGATTTTCGCTCTAGTGTTTGCCGCAGTTGGTAGCGGATTATGGATGCTTGCCAGGTACATTCGGACCTCAAACTTTAAGAAGCAACCGCGCCCTTCCGCCTCCCCTCAGTCATAAACTTTTTACACTTTGTCCTCAGCCAGGATGGAGGCTGAGATGATCATGCCACCCCAGCGGCGCTCGCCGATGCAGATCGGTACCGGGTTGCCGCTGGCCGTGGTGTTCTTGGCGCTGCCGAAGGCGTAGGACGGTGAGTTTTCAGGGGATGCGCTTTGCTTCAGGCCTGAGGCTTGGGGGCTGAGCATCTGGATCACGCCGCCGGCAGTCATTGCCAGACCGGCCGAGAACAGAGATGGACCAGCGCCACCAGCAAAAAATGATGCGGCAATCAGCACGACGCCGATGATTGTTTGAAGTACTCCAGCGCGCTTGCTTCCTGAAATCACTGGAACAATTCGTATTTCCTGAGCGCCCCCGAGTGCAAAATCTTTTTCGCCCACATTTTTCCGATTTCGGAAAATCGCGAATCGCATACCGTGCCGGTCCAGATCCTTGATCGCCCCTTCAAACCCGTCGATTGTGCATTTCAATGCCTGGAACGCTTCGCCAACCGATGTACTGCCAAGCTCTCGGTAATGCACGCGTCCGAATAGCCGTGCTAACGGGCCAGATAGGAGAATGGTGGTCAATGAAGGTTTAGAAATTGCTGCGGCCGCCATGGGTTATCTCCTGACGAAAAAAAACCGCCAATTGGCGGTTTTGATTAATTGCTCGGTTTACAGGCATTCGCGAACTGCTGCCTCAAGTGCCGCGCGGCCCCACATTTTCGACCACGGCATCCGCTGATACAGTGCGACTTTGCTGCCCGTTCCAGCGCTGTAAATTTCAAGCACCTCATCGGTCATCATGTCAGTAGCAACGACCAGCCGATAGCCGTTCTCTGTCTCAGACATGGTCGAAGTCGAGCGCTGCTCCTGCCACTTCGGGAATACGCACAGAGCGTACTTCTTGGCTGACTTGTTGGTGGAAGCACTGATGCTCGGATCGTTCTTCTTCACATCTCCGGGCGACGAACATCCCGCCAACAGCGATACCGCCAGCGCCCCTATTAAAACTCGCATGTTTTTTTCCTTGTGTCTTGCTCGCTAAAAGCAAAGAAATAGAACGAGATCTATTCGCTCTATTTTAGCTTTGCAGGAGTTTGGCCTTTTCAGCCTCAAATTCACTCTCAGTGAGCAGGCCCTTCTCCTTCAGGCTACCGATTCTTTCGAGCTTCTGATACTTGTCTTCTTCAGACTGAGGCTGAGGCTGAGGCTGAGGCTGAGCGCGTGTCGTGTCTGCAGATGGTATTGGGGAGACGGACCAAACGAGCGAAACAACCCAGCCAATGATGGTCCAGCCGAGAAAAAGATCCAGCATAAAAATAGGCCATCTATCCGGGTGCTTTCGACTGAAAGCATTGAATGAAGGCAAAAAATATGTGGCGATCGTCAAGAAGATGAAAACTATCGCCATTCCAATGTCCAACATTTCCAATACTCACCTCTCTAAATTGATCGCAGCAATCTATCACTATCCAAAGGCAGCGTTATAGCTAGTTGTAACCCCACCGATGAAGCTTCGCATCATGTGTTTGGTCGCGCGTTTTTGTGCCTGAGAATCAGGCGTGTGCGATCGAGCCATGGACCACCCCAAATGATGATTTCGCTGGGCCTGCCGTACAGGTGGTGCAGCAGGAACGGCCCGGGGCCGAAGGTCGCAGCATCCTCACCCGGTAGCACCGGATCAGAGCCGAGGAATATCCCGGCGTGGTTCGGGTAAACCGTGCGGCCTACTTCCATAACGATCATGTCGCCGCGCTGCGGCTGGTCGACCCGGTAGAAGCCGGCAGCCTCATAGTTCGCCTCGTACATACTGGTGTTGTCCTTGCTCTCCCACCAGCCATCGGCGCGCTTGAAGGCTTCGAACTCCAGGCCCCATTCGCGCTTGTACCAATCGGCGCACACCTGCCAACAATCCCAGGCGCCGTGCACGAAAGGCCGCTTCAGCAAAGCCACCTCGCCGGATGGCATGACGGTACGCAAATCGCCCTCTGGCCAGCTCAGGATGTGCCACGGCAGCGCGGTCGCCTCACACATGGCGAGATCGCGCGGTGAAGGGCGGCTGGTAGCGTCAGGATGCGAGTGCACGACGCCGATCACTTCGCCGACCTCCTCGGCCGCTGCGTATTGCTCGGGATCGATCCGGAACTCTTCGTTCGGCTCGGTCGAGATGTTGGCGCAAGGGAAGTATTGCTGCTTACGCCCGATCGCGAGCAGCAGCCCGCAGCACTCTTTCGGGTACTCGGCGGCCGCATGCGCCTGGATCGCGTTCAAGATGTGCTTTCGCATGTCAGCTCCGTGCGATCAAGGAAACAGCAGGGAAGCCACCGAACGGCAGCGGGTTGCCCTCACCGAATCGAGGAATGCAGCCCCTGCCCAGTGTGGCGTCGCACTCGTCCAATTCAGGGTTATCGGTGACAACGCCATTCTTGGTCACGTACGGGCCGGTGTAGCCGCAGTTCGGCCCGCGGTAGCCGCCGGTGAGGCACCAGTGGCAAAGCGTCGTGGCCTGCCGCCCAATCGACTCATTGCCAACATCGCCCGGACTGGCCAGCTCCCAACTGACGTTTTCCCCATCCTCGTTCGTCTTCTGGTCGATGTACCAGACCTCGATCGTCTCTTGGGTTGGGTCTGCCGTCGGATTGCCTCCCGGAAAATTTGCAGCGTCGAGGTAGCTGCCGAGCGTGTGCCGCATCGTCAGCTTGAACTCGAGCAGATCTTCGAACGCCAGACAGAGTGCGGTGATGCGCCCGTTGACGTTGCCAACCGACAGTGTCGGCCGAACCGCCGTGCCGTCGCCATTGGCCTCGATGCCATCGATCTGCATGGGCCAAGCGCTGTACTCGTTGCCCTGCCAGTAGATGGCCTTCGCGGGTAATTGATCGGCATTGTCGCCGGCGGCGATCAGTTCGGCCGCCGAGTGCGGAATCGCGTGCCCGTGGAAGCGCAGAACGTCCGCACCGTAGTCCGTGCCGTCCAATTCAAAGAGCAGCACTTCGCTGCCAGGCTCAAGCACCTGGATGTCACTGATCAGCGGCATGATTGCCCCTTATGGTTGGAATGCCCGCTCGAAAGTGGCGGTGAGTTTGAAGACCCC